CGGATTAGATGCAGATTGGCATCACTACTTAATTAACTTTTTAAATAGCGGAGCTGCACCATGTGCAACACCTATAGCTGTATTCAAAGCAGCAGATGAATGCAGATTTGATAAGATAAGATTAGGATGGACCAATAGCAGAGGTGGATGGGACTATTTCAATTTTACTAAACGCTCTGAGGAAAATTACTCAGTGGAACGAAAGCGCTACAGAAAGGTAGTAGGTAACTACGGCACTGCAGATGCAGGCGAGGCGTTTGGATTTAACACATACGATAGAGGTCTAACTGAGCGCAGCCCATTCGTTGAAAAGATGATGCGTATTAGAACTGACTTTTTAACTGAGGGGCAATTTGAATACTTAAAGAATCTAATCTACAGCGAATCAGTTTACATCATTAATCCTGATGGTAGTGCTACACCTGTGCTAATAGATAGCAATAACTACACTGCTGTTAAGAGCCGAAGCTCACGTAAAACAGATTTAGAATTGATGTTAAAATTCAGTAACGATTATACAGCATGAGGCCAACAGTAATACTAACGGTTAAGGCAAGCAATGGAGCTGCAGTAGTGGTAGACTTGTATGAGAATGAGAGCATAAGCTACTCATCTAACTTTAACAGCGTATCTGAGTTTACTACCAGGGGAGCATTCTCAAGAGAGTTTAGAATACCTGCAACGAAAGCTAACGTAGATTTCTTTGGGCAGCAGTACAACGTAAATCTGCTTAATGATGACACTACTCAGATTAATGTGCTACGCAAGATAGAGGCAACTCTATCAGTAGATACCTTACCCATTGCAGAGGGGCACATACAATTTAAGCAAGCCATCACTCAGCAGGGCAAGATGCATGAATTTGTTATAGCATTCTTTGGTGAGACTATTGACTTAGCTCGCAGTGTGGGAGATAAGATGCTCAAAGAATTAGACTACACTGATTTAGCTCATGAGAATACTTATGAGAATGTAAACTTAATTAACGAAGGTACTTTATTTGATAAGGCTATTTGCTACACGCTAACGGATAAGGGGCAGAATTGGAGTGAGGATAGCACAGTAACAAGCAGACGAATCTTTAGCTCGGTTAATCCTATCTATACCGGAGAGCTCACTTTAGCTCTTCAGGCTAAATGGCTACTAAATAAAATTATTACAGAGGCAGGCTTTACCTATAGCGCCACTACAATAGATGACGAGTTAGTAAAGATGTATATTCCCTACATTACAGGTCCAAGAACTGAGGGATTAAGTAATGATGAGGCAAGATTTAAGGTGGAATTTGCTGCAGATACTGCCTTTACAATTAATATTCAAGGTGATCAGAGTGATTATTACAAACAGCTTACAGGATGGACTGAAATAAGTGATCCGTCTGCCAGCTGGGCAGCTAATGCATATACTGCACAGGGCAGCTTTCAAGCGAATTTCGAAATAGATTTAAATATTGAAGTAGATACTACAGGCTATTCTGCAGATACTCAGCATGTTTATGATATCATGTGGAAGAGAGTAAGAAGTGGCACTGAGTTATTCTTTCCGTTTCCTTTATCTATGGGAGTAGGTCCTACATCTCTGCAATATACCCAAGGTATAGGATGGCAGCCTACTACTCCTATCAATCCATTTAACGTAGCAAGCAACTTTCAATTAGACGTGCAGCAAGGTGATGTTTATACTTTATACATCTTTGCTCATGCAGGCAGCTCACAAGCTGTAGAGATTAAAGCGGATAGTTACGCTGCATTTAGTTACGTTAGTGGATTAAGCTATGCCTATCCAGTGCAAATAGCTAACAATGCACCTGAGATGAAGCAGGTAGATTACCTCAGAGATATTCTTAAGATGTTTAACGCTGTATTGGTACCTAATCCAAACTTACCTAATGCTGTTGAGATTATTCCAATGGTAGAGTATTTGGGTAGTGGAGATGATTACGATTGGACAGGTAAGTTAGACCTATCAAAAGATATAGTATTAACTCCTGCAGCAGACATCAGAAAGAGACTGTTGAAGTGGAGCTATAAAGAGCAGGGAGATTTCTTTAATGCTAAGTATAAGACAGGAGCACAACGTATCTATGGTGAGCTTAGGCTTACTGATCCAGGCAATGATTTTAGCACTAACGATTACACTGTTGAGTTAACCTTTGGCGCATCACCATGCGACTTAATACCTAACACTAATTACGTAATCCCAAAATACTTTAATGAGAAGGGTGAATTTATGACACCTGGACCGAGAATACTTTATAGAAGAGATGCAGCTGAAGATGCTGTAGTAATGGTGTATGATGAGGTAGCAGAAGATGCGAGCTTTACAATTATACCACTACTCTGCCATTACAAATCTATCCCAACTGCAATAGGTACAAATGATTTAAATTTTGGTCAAGAGATTCCTCCGCATCCAATAGAAGTAATGCCATTACACACGCTATTTGATAGATATTGGAGGCAGTATATTGCAGAGCTATACGATTCAGAGCAGAAGATAATGGAAGCTTATTTTAAGCTTAGCGTAACTGATGTATTTGGGTTAAAGTTTAACGATAAGATTTGGATTAAGGATAGCTTTTGGAGAGTCATAGAATTAACTGATTACATAGTAGCCGATGAGCAAGTAACTAAGTGCAAGCTTATCCGATTGCTTGACATCGGAGCGTTATGCCAATACACACCGTCTAATGTAAACATAAGCACAGGAGCAGTAGAGTTTTTAGATTACGATGGGGATACAAGCTACGGCTCACAGGAATGCTGCGAGTTTTATGGCTATACATGGAGTACAGATAAAGGCAGATGCTACGCTACAACTGTAACCAATGGAACAGGCGGTATAATTAGCAGCCCTAATAACGTAGGCGGTAGTAATATCACCAACACAAGTGGTAATCAAAAAAGCGCTACCGGTATGGGTAACGTAAACAGAGGTGAGATAGAGAATAATAACGAGCGCATTTTTGTTAGTGGCTTAGGTCATGGCATTAGTCCTAACAATAACTACTCTCAAGCTATGGGTTACCGTAACTTCATTAGACCTAACTTAGAAGGTACTGCTGTTATGGGCAGATGGGCAGAAGCAGATGTTAGAGGTGTACACTTTGGCGGTGGCACTTGGTGGGATGGTACCTCAGACTTTGGAACAACAATACCAGGGCGCTCACAACATGGCTTTATACAGCTCATGGGTTTAGGCGAGCTTACTGCTAATCCAACTCAAGTAGATTTATTCTTAGACGGCATTGATAACGGCACTATAGCTATGCCTACTGAGAGCGTTTGGATGGTAAAGGTTTACATCTCTATCATGGAATATGATTACAACGTAACTGATTTTACAGGCAAGGTAGCAAGCTTAGAATTTAGTACTATGATTTGGAAAGATAAAGTAACTCAATACAGCTCTACTCCTGTTTTAGTTAATCAGTTTAATAGCGGGTGGGGTAGCGGTCTATTTAACTTATACATGCCTGTTGTTAGCAATAAGATAGCACCTTATGTAAAAGCTACAGTAGTAGGTAAAACTGCAGTAATCAGCGCAACGATTCAATACACTCAATCTAAATTCCAACGTACACCTATAATATGAAAAATCCACAAAATGATATAATACTTAGTATGACTTTACTTAGATCAGGCGTGCAGGGCAAGAGCAAAGAGTTTAAGCAGGCTGTAGGTAGCTATCATGCTAAGCGCAAAGTGTGGCAAATAAGAGCTATTAATTACACTATATTAATAACGGGCATAGGTTTAATAGCACTAACAATTTACAGCGCACTATAATGGCTACACAAGAAATGATATTAAAGCTTTCATTTGATGATGAGGGTACGTTTACAGGATTAGAGGATATTAATCAGGAGCTTGAGAAAGTAAATGATAGTACGAAAGCGGTAGAGAAATCTACTAAGACTCTAAAAGCTCAATATGCTGAGCTTAAGAAACAGCAAGATCAATTCGATCCAGGTACAAAAAAATTCCAAGAGCTATCCGTTCAGATGGGTGAGCTTAAGGATAGGATGAATGATGCTGCTGATGCTGTTAAGGGAAATACAGGCCCAGCTATTGAAGGAGCGCGTGCATCATTCGGATTAATGGGTGAGCAGATGATGAACTTAGATTTCGAAGGTCTAAGCCAATCACTTAACTTAGTTAGTGGTAACTTAGCTAGGCTTAAGCCTGAAGATATTAGCAAAGGTTTAAAGTCAATGGCCGAAGCTGGAGTTAATGCGTTTAAAGCGTTAGGTAAGGCTATCATGGCTAATCCATTATTATTAGTGGCGGGAATAATTATAGCTATTGCTATGAATTTTGATAGGCTTATTAAGTTATTCCCATCTCTTGAAAACGCACTAACAGGAATAGATGAGCAGCAAAGGAATATAGCTAAAAATGCTCAGGCTACAGCAGATGCATCTAAGAAAACTTATGATAATTCAGCTTTGCAAGAAAACTCTTTAAGGCTGCAGGGTAAAAGTGAAAAAGAGATACTTCAAATTAAGATGAAGAAACTTGAGACATCTATAAAAGATGCTTGGGTTAATTTAGAAATACAAGAGAAACAAGCTCAGTCACAGATAGACGCGAGTAAGCGAAATGCTGAATTACTACAACAAATAGTGAGAGGAGCATTAGAGTTAAGTGCAGTAGGATTAAGAATGTTATCCGCTCCAATAGATTTAGTTTTAGCTACTGCTAATAAGGTATCTGAAACATTGGGATTTGGAAAAATAACAGCTATTAATCTTAATGATGAAATAACTAAACTTACAGAGGCAGGCAGTAAGATGGTTACTGAATTACTTATTGATCCTGTAGCTCAAGAGGCAGAGCTTAAAGCTTCTTTTGAGAAGCAGAGGCATGAGGTAGAACAGATGACTAGTGATTACCAAGGCTTTCAACTGTCTATTCAAAAGATGGATGCTGATGCTCAAAAAGAAAAAGATAAACTTGCTGAAGATGATGCTGCTAAACGAGCTGAAAGAGATAAAAATAGATTGGCTTACGAAAAGCAAACAAGAGAAGATTTATTAAATGAAGAGGAAAGATTAGCAGAGGAAGCTTATCAATTAACATTAACAGCTCAAGAGAAAGAAATAGATGCAGTTCGAAATAAATATTTTGAGCTGATTAATCTTGCTGAGGAAGGTAGTGCACAACAGTTATTATTTGTAGATGCTCAAGCTAAAGCCGAAGCAGAAATTGTAAAGAAATATGCTGATGAAGCTAAAGCTGCTGAGCTCAAAGCAGATAATGAAGCTGCAGAAAGAAGGCTTAAAGAAATAGATGATGAAAAAAAGAAGGAGGAAGCAAAAGCAGCTATACGCATGGCTAACATTCAGGCAGGCTTTGAAATGGCTTCACTTGGATTAGATGCATTAATGAATTTAAATGAGGCGGCTGCTAAGGGAGATGAGGCTAGCCAGCGTAAGACTTTTGAGCGTAACAAGTTAATGCAGAAAGCTCAAGCTACTATAGCCATGGCTGCAGGAATAGTTCAACAGTTAGCTGTACCACAAGATCAGTTAACCGGTATGAATTTCGTTAAGGCAGCAGCGTTAGCAGCAGCAGGAATAGCTAACATAGTTAAGATTAATCAAACGCAATTCCAAGGTAATAGCAGCCCAAGCGCTGGTAATCTAAATACACCAACAGGCACCAACGCACCTGCTGTAGATTTCAGCGGAGCTAATATGCAAGTTAATGCACCTGGTTCTACTGAGACCTATGTGTTAGCAGGTAACGTAGCAAACGCATTAGAGGCACGCCAAAAGATAATAGACCAATCACATTTATAGAATTTTTCCACTACTAAAAAACAAAGCACATGAATGATAAATTGAAGTTAATAGAGTACGGCTTAGGAGAAGAAGAGGATAACATGGGGGTGTATGCAGTAAGTTTGGTAAGCGAGCCTGCCATAATGGTGGATTTCGTTGCGCTCTCTAAAGCGCATTTGTTATTAGCTCAAGTAGAGGATGGAGAGAAGCGCATGCTCTACGGTCCTGCGCTCATTCCTAATCAGCCTATAGTTAGATATGATGGTAATGGCGAAAAGTATTACATCACATATTCTACACAGACTATTGAGCAGACAGCTCAGGAATTCCTTAAACGTAACATGCACCATAACCATACTATCCAGCACGAGATGCCTGTAAATAATCTTACAGTAGTAGAGTCATGGGTTACTATGGGTGCTCATGATAAGAGCATGAACTTAGGCTTTGACTTGCCTGAAGGCACTTGGATGATAGGGGTAAAAGTAGATGATGAAGCTACATGGCAAGCTGTAAAGAATGGCGAGGTTAAAGGCTTTTCAATAGAAGGATGGTTTGCTCCAATGAGTGAAACTCAAGTACAAGAGAAAGACTTAGAGAAGCTATTAGCTGAATTAGCTGAGCAGCTTGAAATGAATTTGTAATTTTTTCCACTAATAAATATAACACATGAACATGATTCAAGACATTCTAAACAAATTCACTCCGATGCTGAGCAAGCACGGAATTAAGCTATCAGTAGAAGAGACTACTGCACCGGAAGTTACTCAGGTAGTAATGGCTGCAGAAGGAGCTTTAGCTGATGGCACCATGATCTACTCAAGTGCTGATGCATTTGCAGAAGGGGTAGATGTATTCGTAATGGATGCAGATGGCAATCCTACACCTCTTGCTGATGGTGAATACACAATGGATAACGGTATGACTATCGTGGTTGCAGCAGGGGTAATTGAGTCAATGGCTGAGGCTATTACTGAAGAGCCAATATCACCTGCAGATGCAGTAGCTCAAGAGGTAGCTGAAAGCTATTCTAAAGAGCAAGTAGAAGGATTGTTGAATAACATCATCACTGAATTCGAAGCTAAGCTAAGTGCTGCAGAAGCTAAGATCACTGAGCTTTCTAAAGCACCGGCTGCGACAACTGTAAAGCAGGCACGTCAAGCTGCACCGCAAGCACCTTTAAACATTACAGCAATGAGTAACATCGAAGATAGAACTCGTGCTATAGTAGCAAGATACAAAAACAACTAAAAACAAAAACAAAAACAAAACAAAATGGCTGATAACTTGACCATCACCTCAACCTACGCTGGCGAATTAGCGCTACCGTACATCGCAGCTGCTGTCCTTTCAGGGGATACTATTGCAAACAATTACATCAGTGTTAAAGAGAACGTAAAGTACAAAGCTGTACTTAAGATTCTTGCTTCAACAGGATTAGTTAAAGCTGCTACTTGCGACTTTGACAACTCTACTTCTACCTTAGCTTTAACTGAGAAGGTATTAACGGTTACTGACCTTATGGTTAATATCCAACTTTGCAAAGCAGAATTTACAAAAGATTGGGAAGCTTCTCAAACAGGACGTGGATTCATCAACGATGTAGTTCCTGCTAACTTCTCTGACTTTTTGATTTCTCACTTAGCTGCTAAGGTTGCTCAAGAGATTGAGTGCAATATTTGGAAAGGTAACTGGCCATCTTCAGGATTCACAGGATTCAACGGATTACAATACTTAATTGATGCCGGTAAAGGTGGTACACCGGATGTTGACTTTACAACTTCTTTGGATGCTACTAACGTAATTGATAAATTGCAATTATGTACAGATGCATTGCCTGCTACATTGGTAGGTTCACCTGATTTGAAGATCTACGTTAACCGTAAGACTGCACAGTTATACCGTCAAGCTTTGGCTACTGCAGGTTACTTGATGACTTACCAAGGTACTGCTACATTCCCATTGACATTTAATGGTTATGATGTGTATGTTTGCCCGGGTATCTCTGACTCAGTAGTTATCTTAGCTACACGTGAGAACTTAGTGTTCGGAACTGATTTGAATTCAGATTTCAACGAGGTGAAAGTTGTAGATATGAGCTTCACTGATGCATCTGATAACGTGAGAATGGCTATGCGCTTCCGCGCTGGTGTTCAGTACGCAGTACTTGGTGATATCGTTATCGGATTCGATAACTAAATAATACTCCTTTGTTAAAAGAGTGGGTAAGCTAATAGCTGCCCATTCTTTGCGAAGAATATTTAACTAAATAAAAAAAAATAATTATGAGCTGTCTAACTACCGCTGGCATATTGATTGCATGTAAGGAAGCAATCGGAGGGATAAAAGCCTTATACTTAGGAGATTACGCTACATTCGCTAACACTGCTACTATTGATGGAACAAGTAACTTAGTTACTGCTCTACCAACAGGAGATGTTTACGAATTTGAGCTACCTAAGCACACAGGATCATTCACAGAAGAAGCTGCTATCAGCATTGAGAATGGCACTGTATATTACACTCAAACTGTTGTAGCTATGTTTCATGGCATGACTGCAGCAAGAGCTCTACAATTGCAAAATATATCTAAAGGTCGTAACATATTATTCGTACAGGATAATAACAACAACATTTGGATGTGTGGTTACAAAGATGGTGTAGAGGTTACAGCATTTACTACAGCAAGTGGCACAGCCAAGGGAGATATGAGTGGTTACACTATCACCTTTACAGGCGAAGAGAAAGATAAAGCATATTTGCTTGATGCAGATGGCAATGAAAACGCTTGGAATAACTTTGCATTAGTTACTGTCGAGCCAGCTACATTGTAAGTAAAATTGTGCTATATTTAAAGCATGATTTACCTACTAAAAAATACAGCAGCACAGCTCCTCTACCTTAGTCTAAAGGAAGGGGAGCTTTTGCTTGCTAATACCTATACGCATTACTTGTTAGAACTAACTAACGAGCAGACACTTGAGAAGCTTTACGCTATCCCTATTCAGATAGCACAGAATGATAGGTATACTACCATTCAAATCGGCACCAATGCCAACACACCAACAGCTGCAAGCCTACTAATTAACTATCCAGCACGATTCAGCTACATAGTTTATGGGCAGAACAGCTCCACTAACTTAGATCCTACAGATGCTGTTGTAGAAGGGGTAATACAGATTGGTTATTTAATAGTAGAAGATTTAACTACTCCTCGATTTACAGAGCCTAACCTAACCATAGATTCAGACATTGCATACAATGGATAAAATAAAACACGCAGCACCAATGTTAGTTAATCTTGGCGCAGCAATGCCTCAGGAAGCTAACGAGAAAGAAACACCAAAGGGATGGGTAACATTAGGCGAGGCAAATTCCTTCCCTAATTATTTAATAGATTTATATTACAGCTCTCCGGTGCATTCTGCATTAACTATGAGCATAGCGTTTATGATAGCAGGCAAAGACATTAAAAGTAATAATCCTGCAGCACAGCGTGAGATAGATAGACTTAAACTAAATAGCATTAGACGGCCTGTAGCATTAGATGCTAAGATGCAGGGAGGATACTACTTAGAAATTATTTGGAGCGTAGATAGAAATAGCATAGCTAAAATTAATGAGCTGCCTTATGAGAATTGCCGTTTGGCTGTTGCTAATGATGAAGATGTTATACCTGGCATTTATTATTCTAAAGATTGGAATGATATGCGCAAAAAGAAGAACATCCCTGTATTTATCCCCATGTATAATCCTACTTCAAAAGCAGATGAGCCTTCTCAAGTGCTATTTATTGGAGTAATGACACCCGGCAGCGCATACTATCCAAAGCCTGATTACTACAGTGCTATCAATTACATAGAAATTACAAGAGAGATAAGCGAATTTTATAGAGCTTTCTTAAGTAATGGTATGGCACCTTCTTACATGCTGCACTTTAATAACGGTATCCCTGATCCTGAGGAGCAGTTAGCTATCCGTAGAAATTGGGAGACTATGGTAGGTGCAAGAAAAGCAGGTAAGGTAGTATTTACGTTTAATGAATCTGCAGATAGAGCACCCCGTTTAGACCTTGTGCCTATGACTGATGCTGATAAGCAGTGGCAAGAGTTAAGCACTCAGTCAAGAGAGAATATCTTAGCAGCTCACCGCGTTACATCTCCTCTCTTATTTGGTATTAGAGACTCAGGAGGATTAGGCAGTAACGCTGATGAGATGAAACAAGCTTACCGTATCTTTAATAAGAATATAATTGAGCCATATCAAAAAATCATTACAGATAGCTTTGAAGAGATATTTAAGGGTATGGGGATTGTGGCTGATATTTATATTGAGTCTAATGATATTTTTGGTGAGGAAATCACTGCTCCAACTGTTGCACAATCTGCAACAACTCAACTTTCTGAGGAAAAAAAAAAGATTAATTTAGAGCCACAAGAGAAGCCACCAATTTTTACAGATGAAGATGAGACGTGGTGGTGTGAATTCTTAGAAGATAAGGGAGAGATAGTAGATGAGGAGGAGTGGGAATTAATCGAAGCTGAGCCTGTTAATCTTGCGTCAGTTAGAAGCTACTCTGATCCTGATAAGCCATCTGAAATGGATAGCGGCTTATACAAAATACGCTACGCATACACAAAAAATACAAGCGCTCAGAGTAGAAAGTTCTGTAGACAAATGGCTAACGCTGCACGTAATGGATATGTATACCGTTATGAAGATTTACAAGCTATGGAGCCCGATACTAATGAGCTAAATGAAGGTTTAGCACAAAGAGGTAGCACTACCTATTCGGTTTGGTTATACAAGGGTGGAGTAAATTGCAAGCATAATTTTGAGCGCAGAGTTTATTTCCGTAAAAGAGAGAAGGGAAGATTCGTTGCTGATAATGGCTTAGAGTCATCAGATCCAATCTCAGTGGCTAAAGCAATACGCGCAGGCATGCCTTTAAAAGATATAGCTAAAGACTTTGCTACAGCTAATACTCGCCCATTTGATATGCCTGATAATGGCAGAGTTAATCCAATCTAATTAAACATTAATACCATGGCAATAGCACCCGAAATACTTTTCATTAACGAAGAATTTTTAAAGAAATACACTCAGCTGAATGAAGCTGTAGATACTAACTTAATTAGACCTGCTATTTACTTAGCACAGGATAAGTATATTACTCTTTGGCTTGGCACTAACCTTACCAACAAGATTAAGAATGAGATAAGCGCAGGCACTTTAGCTGGCGTTTATGAGACTTTGCTAAATGAGTATATCGTAAAGCCTACTGCATGGTGGACTATGGTAGAACTTTACCCTATGCTCATGTATAAGCATGATAACGGTAACTTAGTTACTCGCCAATCTGAGAATACTACAGCTATCTCTTCAAGTGAGTTAGCAAGTCTTAGAGATATGGCGCGTGAAAATGCTAACTACTATACTCAGCGTTTAGTAGATTATCTTTGCGCTAATAACTCAGACTATCCCGAATACAGCAATAACACAAGCCCTAATATTACACCCATTCGAGTAGTAAACAGGCAGAGCCAAGTAGCTTTTAGTAGAAGTGCTAATGATGCTGCTAATCCATGGAATAGATTTAGCATTCGTAACTTTACAAACTAAGAATGAAGATAACAAAGGAAGAGCAGACACGTAAAGACTATGAGCGTAAGCTAAAAGTCTATTTAACTAAACGCGATAAAGAATTAAGAAAGAATGAAAGCACCAACAATAGAAGAGCTTAAAGCTCAATTCACAGAGCTTGGCTATAAGTGGCCTACTATTCACGTAGTAGGAATCCGTAGTAAAGCTAACGAGCCTAACAAATTTGACGATCTAATAGGATTGGTGCAAGGCAACGAGGTGCAATGGTATACTGGGACAACTAACCCAGGTACTTTTTGGCTAAACAATCCTATCAATTCTTTAGGCACAGCAGTACTTAAGGCAGGGCAATACGTAGATACTTATGTATTAGGTCTGCATAAGGGCAAATACACAGCATTAGTGCAGTCTAAAAAAGTAACTGTATTCAGAGATGCTGATAAAGATAGCGTAGCTGAGGAACAAGGTAAAGAAGATACAGGCCTATTTGGTATTAACATCCATCGCGCTAATGAATTAGCTGAATCTAAGAACATTGATAAGTGGAGTGCAGGATGCCAAGTGCTGAATAGTCCTAAAGATTTCAAAGAGCTTATTCAAGCTTGTATTAAATCAGGTAAGAAATCATTTACCTATACACTACTGAAAGAGTCATGAGTAATAATCAGCAGCAGATAGCAGAGGGAGTAACCGGTACAGTGAGCAGCATTCTTTTATCTGTGCCTGCGTGGATGTTAGACGTTGAATTTGCATTAAAGATATTTTGTTTATTGCTATCAGCTGTGGCATCTATCTTTACCATCTACAAGATGCGTAAGAAGAGATGAAATGGCTTAAGAGCATATTCAGTAATGAAGGAGATGCAAGCTCTAAACGAGTGGCATCTATATTAGCATTACTTGTATGCATTAACTTAAGCTACATCGGTACCTTTACTGATTTCAAATGCCCCGAATACATGTTCGATGGCCTGCTTATTTTAGCAGGAGGAGGCTTGGGATTAACAGTTATTGAGTCTATCTTTGACAAAAAGAAATCAAATGACACAACAGGCCAAGACACAAATTAAAGCTGCAGCAGTTATAGTAGTAGCACTATCCATCTGCATAACTATTCAATGCTTATATATCGCTTTAAAGGACAGTAAGAAAGCTATTCAAGGCTATGAGCGCAGAGCAGATAGAGCAACGCATGTAATAGATAGCTTAGAAGCTACTAACGTGCAGCGTATGCAAGAGATTGCACAACTGAATATGCAGATTGAACATAATACACAAATCTATGAAGCTAACATCAGCGCTATTGATTCTCTTGACCGCAATGGCCTTAAGCGCGCCATGCGTAACCTACTCTCAAGCCTTGCCGGTGAGAGATACCCTGGTCAGTCTAACGAGTAGCGAAGTAAGAAGCTTACTTAAGCTAAAGGCAGAGCGTGATTATCTGCTAGAGCAAAATCTCTTATTATCAAAAAGTGATAAAATTGCAAGTTCTGTCATTAAGGATCAGCAGAAAACTATAGACGAATACAGCATAGCTAACGAGCAGAAAGCTCAGCAGTTAGTAACGGTCCAGCAAGAGCTAGATAAACAAGCTGCACGTAAAGAATCTTGGCGCAGTGCAGCGCTTATAGGTATACCTATCTCATTTGTGGGGGGTATTATCTTCAATCTACTTTTCTAAGCTAACAAATCTTTGTTAATAACTTTGCTACAATTAGCAAGGTTTCTTTTGCATATCTAAAATATTGTAGTACATTTGTCAAAATTAAATCAAATAAGCAAATGAAAAAAGCACTAATCTATTTAGCTATCCTCTTCGCAGGAATGTTAATCGCAGGCACATTCGATGCCCAAACAGCAGAATTAGAATCACAACCAAATCACTACAGCAAATGAGCGACTATAAATTACCTATGTTATTTCTCGAGGATTTAAGAACTATTGATTTAGCATTAAATATAGCTATAAAGCACCTCAAAGAAAGAAAAGCTTTTGCTGATGAAATATGGATTGCAAAGATGAAAAATCTTATAGCTAATTTAGAAACTACTACCTGGAAAGAATTACCAACCCCAAATACGTTTAACAAATGAAAACACTTTTTGAAATTAAAGAAGTATGCCGATATGATGGCACTCGTTACTTCCTTTACATTGACAACTCATGCCACAAAGTATTCAGCACTTACGATGAAGCTTTTGCCGAGTTTACATTAGCTACTAACTTTAGAGAGACTATAACTACTTTAGTCAGTAAGGAGGTAGAGCTATGAAATACCATGTAACAGTAACACCATTAGACGAGGTACAAATCTCAATAGCTGAGCGCTTAGGAACTGCTAACCTATTCATAGCAGATACTTGGGAAGTAGCACAGCAGATGCTACCACTACTTATGAAGATTTACAAATTTGACTACGTGCCAGTGTGGATTAATGAGTATAACGAAGGCGCATTGTATGAGTGGGAAAATGATGAGGTAGTAATTAGTATAAAAAGAATTTAGTATATTAGCAACTTAATTAATAATCAATATGAACAAACCAAACAATATTACCGGTAAGGTAATCGTAAGTCGGTGGGATGCCGAAGCTTGCGGATGGAAGCTGTACACATCAGCTCACAGCTACTCTCTAACTGATTTCTCAACAGCTAAAAAGCATGGTGAGGTATTCCCTGATGATGGTACTTTTCTGTACCAATTCGAGAGCGAGGGGGAAAGTAATGTACATGATTACTTTATGTCTGACCGCTATGTTATCTGAACGAGCCAATAGCAAATTTATTTGCGTGCAGAGCTCACTACCGGGAGAGGAGTTAGAGTTCAATCAGCAAGCCGAGAAGATAGTCTATGAAAGCTGGCGCTCATACTTTCAAAATAACCCCCATGAACTACAGCAGAGAACCTAATTGGCAGAAGCTTAAGCCTGAGATAGACTGGGATGAGCAAGAAGAAAAGTTAGCAGATAAGTTAAATAAATACATAAATAAAAACAACACAGTTATGAATCAGCAAATCGTTAAACAACAGAAATTCGTTAGAACATGGAATGGCCCATCAGGAGAGATACACTACTTTGATTTAGTATTAGAGAATGGTGAGATCGGGCAAATTGGTGTAAAGGATATGAACAGCCCTAAGATTCAGGTAGGAGCTACCTTGCACTATACAGTAGAAGAGCGCACTGGCCCAACAGGTAAAAAGACTACTAACTTTAAGATGCAGAATCCAATGCAGTATGCAGGTACAACAGCTGCTCCAAGTGGTGGAGGTAACGCATACGTTCCACGCAAAGAAAGTCCTGATGTGCAGAACTCTATTAGCAAATCAGTAGCTCTTAATAACGCTGTGCTATTCTGCAAAGAGCAGAAAGGTAGTAAGCCAGGTGATGTGTTAGATACAGCTGAGATATTCTTAGCATGGTTAAAAGGTGAGGCAGTAGAAGCAGTACAAATTAAAGCAGTAACAAATGAAAGCGCAGACGATGAAATGCCATTCTAAGTTAACTCCTTTCCATAGCTGGGTGCGCAGTCATTTTTTGACTGTGGCCCACTTTGCGGAGGTGCTTGAGGTAAGTTACCCAACAGCTCAAAAGTTTATTAAGCATCCGTTTACTATGAAGGTAACTCACATAGGAAAGCTGGCTACAATAACTGAGGAGGAGATACCATACATAATAGAACTAATGAAGGATAGCAAATGAGCAAAGTAATAGATAGAAAGATAGCAGATATATTGCTGCTAATCCCTGCAGATGGGCAGCAGTTCGCACGTCAAAGGTTAGATAACTTAGTGCGAGCTGTGAATGAGAGTGAGATACCGGAGCTTAAGTGGAAATCAATTAACGGGATAGCAGAATCACTTAACGAAGCTAAGGCTAAGGAAATGCTACAGGTAATATTTGACCATGGCTACTGCACGTGGGAGCAGCTTAAAGGCAGGAGTAGGCATAGAGAGGTGAATGATATTAGGCAGATATGCATGTGGGTAGTTCGCAACGGTACCAGCATGAGCTACCAAAATGTAGGGTTAATATTTGTAAGGCATCACGCTACTATCCTGCACGCTATTAACCACGTAGAAGAAATGCTGCAAACTGATCCATTATATCGGGCATGTGTACAGTCTATTTTAGATAAGCTGCAGGATGCTAATTTGCAGAGAGTGTATAATAAATTAACTCAATAATTATGAACGCAAAAGAACTAATAGAATTTTTAAGCACTTATGATAGTGATACTGAAGTCAAAATTGTAATACAGCAAGCGCATCAATATAGTATTCATAATTTTGCTGGAGCTGATATGCATACAGAAGATAATGATAAAGAAATAGCAATAGCTTTACTTATTGACTTAACCAAAAGCAAGCCTCTTTTTATAGATCAAAATTAATAATCAAATAATTACTAAACCAAATGAAGCAGCTAACAATGAACTTTGAAAAAAGAAAAAATCAAAAAGTTACACCGGAAAGAATTAAGAAAGTGTGTGAATTAATTAATGCTGGAGCTACTCCAAGAGAAGCTATAGCAGTAGTTAGAATGGGTGCGGGATATACTAAGCTTCTTATTGAAGTAGGCATCATTAAAAAGATAGGTAAAAATGAATGGAAAGCAGTGGAGAAATTACACCAATCTACCTTTAATGAGTTTATTAGATTAAAGCAAAGCTATAATCAGATAACTAATCAAAAGCCTGACTGCCTAAAAAACACAATAGCATTACCTTGGTGGAAGAGAATCTTACTATATTTGGCTAATCAATAATCTTAAACCAAATGATGACAATACTTTTAAAGCGCATAGAAGCGCTTGAGGAGAGGGTAAAGGCGCTTGAATCTAAGCGCTCTACCTCTACCAAATTCACTCCCCCATCACTATCAGATGTAGTAACGTACTTAGAAGATTTAGTATTAGCTAAGAAATTCTACTGCCATTACGAAAGCAATGGATGGAAAGTAGGTAAGAACAGCATGAAGAGCTGGAGAGCTGCTGCTGATCAGTGGAGAGCACGTGAGATAAACCAAACTAAAAACACACAAGATGAGCAAAGAATTGGCCGCATCAGTACAGCAGAGCTTCAATCGTTCACTAAGCGCTGAGGAAAGAGCTATAGCTGAATGCATTAGCTCACCCAAACTACACTCTTTAAATGAGCAGGAGTTCAGAGAGCTTATAGCTCAGGCTGCTGTGATTAACTCTATTAAAGCTTTACCAAGCGACATAGAAGTAACTCTATTACAGCAACTTACACAAAATACGTATCGGAGTACATCAATTAAAGACTGGCAGAATGCGTTTCTCTATAATGCAATCGGTAAAGACTTCGAAAGAGTAGAAGCTTTTAACCTATTCAGCATAAGCTTTATGGCAGATGTGCTAAAGAGATACGAAGAGTATAAGGCAAAGGTATGGAGAGAGCTCAATAAGGCGCTTATACTACCTGAAGCTGAGATTATAAGAGCTGAGCCTGTTGATCCTCTTACTGCTCTGCATCAGGATGTAGATAGATGGAATCAGCGTAAAGAGATATGGGTAGAAATATCTGCACCATACAACTGCCAGCGCCTCTTTAAACAAGGCATCTATAAGAAATCTATGTGGGAGCCTGAGGTATGGGAACGCTTTGAAGATATCGCTAAGCAAAAAGTAGAGGCTAAATTCAAAGCAAGTAACAAAGTTATCTTAGGAGAATCTGCACAAGCTGAATTCGATGGCTTGCAAAAGATTGAGCTAAGCAGATTAATTTACATAGACATTATTAAACAAATTAACAAAGAGAAATCATGATACCATTTCACAAATCAATTAAGTGCTATAGATTATTCTACGGATATAAGCAGGAATACATAGCCTTTAAGTTAGGCATTGAGCAGTCTAATTACTGCCTTAGAGAAAACGGCATAAGCAACTGGAAAGACCATGAGATAGAGATACTCAAAGAGCTATTTAAGATAGAGATTCGGGAGGGGAAGTTATGACTGATGTAATAACTCGTGAATGGCTTTTAGACCATGGTTTTAAAAGTACAGGTACAAGAATATATTTTATGAAGGATAAGAATTTAGGCTATGACTTAGGTATTGTTAAAAGGGCCATTGTAAAAGTCAAATACGGATTTATTCTATTGGAAAATATTAAGTCAACAAATGAACTGAGCGAGTTACACTACATATTAACAGGAGAAAGATTATGAAAAGGTATAAATTTATTCACCCTATTACAGCTGATGATCATATTATTGAATGTGAAAAATTACAGTTATCTGATGGTTATTGGGAGTGCTACATAGATGAAAGGATACATCATCAATTTCCTATATCTTGGGCAATGATAAAAATAGAATAAGCATTTCTTCCACTAACAAATAGGTGTTAGTAACTAACTTAAGAAGCTCAGCACTACGCTGGGCTTTTTTATTAACCTTTACTTATGAATCTATTTAAAAGAAAGAAGGAGCCAATAGATTTAAATGCCAAGCTGTTACCGGAGCTGTGCAGCTGCACAATTATACAGTGGAATTACAGTGAAGATATAGGCCTTGAGTCTACATACGCTGAGGACATTCCTTTTATGTTTGATGCTCGGAAGTGCGTAGGCATTCAAGCAGAAGTAGAGTTTAGAAAGGATGGTACATACTACGTAGGTGAGCGCACTCTAGCTCTTATGCAAGGCATTGATAATGCAATAGTAATAGACGTACCTTATAACCAATTCAAAAAGAATTTTCAGGAGTTAAAATCTAACATAATCACAAATGATTACATCATCTCGCGAGGGTAGAAATGTCATAATCACTACTTGTAAGAGTGGAGATAAGTTTTTAATGATGTCCGATTTACACTGGGATAACCCCCATTGCGATAGAAAGCTACTCAAAGCTCACTTAGATAAATGCTTAGCAGAAAACATCTACTTTGCTGTTAATGGAGATTTGTTCTGCTGTATGCAGGGAAAGTATGATCCAAGGCGCAGTAAGCAGGACATCTTACCGGAGCACAATGTAGCTAATTACTTAGATGCATTAGTCAACACTGCAATAGATTGGTTTAAGCCATACGCTCATTTAATGGTGTTCGTTGGATATGGTAACCATGAGACTGCTATAATAAAGAACTGTGAAACTGATTTAATAGAGCGCTTTGTTAGTGGCCTTAACCGAGAAGCTGGCACCAATGTATTAGTAGGTGGCTATGGTGGATGGTGGATACATAGAGTAGCTAAAGGAAAGAGCAGCCATTTTGTTTTTAAAACTAAATACTACCATGGCTCAGGAGGAGGAGGAGTGGTTACTAAGGGAGTTATTCAGAATAACAGAATGGGTGTAATGATAGATGGAGCGGATTGCATTTGGACAGGGCACGTGCACGAGCTTTACCATCATGCCGACATGGTAGAAGAGTTAAGCTACAGCCCTGGCAATAGCTATAGAATCAATATGAGATATGTGCATCACATTCGTACAGCATCTTATAAAGAAGAGTATGATGAAGGTTACATGGGCTTTCACGTGGAAAGAATGAGACCTCCCAAACCATTAGGAGCTTATCTGCTGCAGTTAGATTTAGAAAGAGTACGTACTCCTATAGATTCTCATGTCATTGTGCCTACTTTTGTGCAATGGAGAGACAAATAAACTACAATTTTAAACCACTAACGAGGCAATCAGAGGCACTTAAATTCTTATCAGCAGATTCAAATGTAGAGACTATCCTGTATGGAGGAGCAGCAGGCGGTGGAAAGACAATGCTTGGCTGCATGTGGCAGATTCTTAGACGATTAAAGTATCCAGGTACACGCTCACTCATAGGTAGAGCTAAGCTAGACACGCTTAAAAAGACTACCATGAATACATTTTTTCAGGTAGCTAATGATATAGGTCTTAGAGCAGGAGAAGATTTCAGCTATAATCAGCAGAGCCATATTATTAAGTTCAGCAATGGCTCAGAAATAATCTTAGCCGATTTACAATTTTACCCCTCAGATCCACATTACCAGGACCTTGGGGGATTAGAGCTCACAGATGTATTTTTAGATGAAGCTACTGAGATTAGTGAGAAGGCTTATAGCGTAGTGTGCTCACGTATCCGGTATAAGCTAAATGAGTTTGGTTTAAAGCCTAAGATTCTTTTAACTTGCAATCCTTCAAAGGGATGGATCTATAACCAATTCTACCTACCCTACAAGAATCAGAATCTGCCTGAGCATCTTGCATTTGTGCAGGCTTTGCCAGGTGATAATATACACTTACCCGATGCCTACGTAACAAGCCTTAGCCGATTACCCGAAGCAGACCGTAAGCGTTTGCTTGAGGGAGATTGGGAATTTGATAATAGCAGTGATAGACTCTACCTATACGATGAGCTTATGCGCTGCTTTAGAGAGCCAATGAATGTGGGAGAGGGATATATCACTGCAGATATAGCTCGGCTTGGAAAGGATAGAACTGTGCTTTGTGTATGGAAAGGTCTAAGCTGTATTGATATAGTAGTGCTTAGGCAGAAGCGCCAAGATGAAGTTAAGGCAGAGATACAAAGATTAATGAATCAGTATAGTGTTAGGCTATCTAATGTGCTTGCCGATGCTGATGGTGTAGGCGGTGGCTTGGTAGATAGTCTTAGATGCAGGGAATTTATGAATGGTAGTAAAGCTGTGAGAGGAACTCAGTACATGAATCTAAAAGCAGACTGTTACTTTAGGTTGGGGGAGCTGATAGATAAGAATGAAATTACCTTTCCTATTAAATGGCAAGAGGACATCTGCAAAGAGCTGGAGCTAATTAGAAGAGTAGATCCTGATAAAGAAGGTAAGCTAAGAGTTACATCTAAGGACACAATTAGCCAGCGCACAGGAGGAATCTCTCCCGATATAGCTGATGCTATAATGATGAGAGCTTACTTTGAGCTGAATAGGAACTATACTAAGTACGCATTTATTTAAAGGGCTCGAATTCGATTCCTTCATAACTCGCTTAAAGTGTGATTTAGCACACTTTATCATACTTAAAAGTGTGTTATGAGGGATATTGCATACTTTAATATGGATTAGATGCTATTAATAACATCTTTGTCGCAAGTATAGTAGAATTTTGCGACAGCTATAGTAGAAAATAATCTACAGAATAAGGCTTATTGTGGAAAATAATCTACAAAACTATACCCGATAACGTATAATATCCGCTAATATCCTCAAATTATACGCAAAAGGGTATAAACTAAAATAGCCCTGCACGTTTGCAAGGCTATCTCAGATAATCAAATAATCAATATAAGCCTAAACCAAAAGGCTGAAATGGATAGTCAAATATATCACACTTAATACTATGTGCATAAGTATGTGAATAAGATGTTGAAACGAGATAAGTTAATAGTCTAATTTTGAGCACATGAAGAACGAAGAGGCCCTAATCCAAGAGGCTGTTATTAACTATGTTAATGCTCAGTATCCAGGCACTCTTTACTGTGCATCTGCAGGAGGGGTAAGAACTTCTATGAAACAGGCCATCATGATGAAGCGCACTGGCTATGTAAAAGGATTCCCTGATCTCTTTATCTATGAGCCTCGTGATGCTTTCCATGGCTTAGCTATTGAAATGAAACGTGAGAAGGGAGGTGTAGTAAGCTTGCACCAAAAGGAATGGCATAAGAAGCTAACTGAGAGGGGATATTTCTGCGCTATTTGTAAAGGCTTTGATGAGGCTAAATTAATTATAGATGAGTACTTACACATCTGAAATTAATAGATGCTATCCCGAATGGCGCAGAGTAGCAGCAACTGTTACCCGGTTAGATTTAGCTGATGAGCTGCTCCATGACACGCTACTTAAGATATTAGAAAGTGATATAGATAAATTGCAGGATATTCATAACCGAGGTAAGCTTAACAATTACGTTAGCAACGCTATTAGATTATCTGCAAGGTGCAGTAATAGCTCATTTAACTACACTCGTTTAAAATTTGAGAAGATACGAAGTGATCTAAAGAATGATATCATTGATGATGTAAACAAAAGTGTAGGAATGAGACTTGAGAATGAGCAGTTAGATATCTTTATTAGCAGGCTGCCATACTTTGAGAGGGAGTTATTCTTTCTCTATGCCTTAGATGATTTCAGCTACCAAGAGTTAGCTCAAGAAACTGGCATACCTTTGAACTATCTTTACCGGACAATTAAGAAAGCTAAAGTAACACTTAGAAATTCGTTACAAATATGACTAAAGAAAACTACGCTGCGAGGATTGAAATCTGCAATAACTGCGAAGTGTTTAACACTCGCTATAAAACGTGTGGGCCTCCTACCAATGCCATTAATCCATTCGCTAAACCAACTCAGCTTAATGGGCATCTATTCAAGCCATGCGGCTGCCCTATAGATCACTTAGCAATGTATGCTGTCAAAGATTGCCCTGCAAAGAAATGGCCTATCTTAGATGATAGATTAGTAATTGAGAATATGCTGGCCTTCATCAAAACTCTGAAGCTCAACAACAGGGTAACGAACCAAGATATGAAAGTGATAGGTGAGATTAGAAAGAAGTACACTAACTTAGATTATCCAGGTACGAGCTGCGGGCCATGCGCTAAGAAATACGTAGATGATGTAGGTAAGCAATTAGAAGAGGAGCTAAATAAATTAGAACAGGCTCAAGCATTGATTACTCTTGAGCAAATACCAATACAAATAAAAAAGCGAAGAGCTAAACGTAAAAAACTATGACTATCTTAATTATCTACTTAGTAGGTTTCCTACTGCACACTGGCATCCTTTGCCTAAACATTTACAGACATCAGAGACACCTATCTAACTTCCATTGGTATGCTTACATGGGTGTTATCTTTACAGGATTTGTATGGCTGCCTTTTTGGATATACATCACAGTGCTACGTTTTCAACAGCCAAAATAGTTTTGCACATGTGTATCTTTCATGACAATTCTATTAATATATTTGTCTCATGCGACATATTACTGTAAGACATACTTTTGATTTAGGTTTTGATACAGCTCTGGGGGTGCGGTCGCATGCACTCTCGGAGCTTATCTTTTTATAGATGGCAAACATCACTCACCTGAGTAAGTCAAAGCTCAGTAACCAATGACTACACTTGCAAAACATCAATGCTTGGATCGCACAAATACTCTTTTAAGAGTGAGGCAGTTTGTTTTTATAGGGAGCTTTTTCTTTTCTTTCTTTTTCTTTTTACCTTTTTTCTTTTTCTTTCTTTTCTTTTGTTGATGTTAATTAAGTATAGCTATAGTTTAGTTAATTAACTTAGCTAATAGCTTAAGCTAATTACACTAATAGTTAAACTATAGCAATATGCATAATGTACATAAGAGAATATTAAGGAGCTTTTTAGCTTTAGAGAAGATTAGCTTTGATTATGACGGTACTTTGACTAATCCTCAAGGACTATCTTTGATTAAAAGAAAGATAACTGAGGGATATGATGTTTATATTATCACTGCCAGGGGTGAAGGAAGAAAAGGACCGGTGCTAGATTTAGCTAAAGAGCTTGGCTTATCAGTAAGAAAAGTTTACTTTACAGGATCTAATACTAACAAGGTGCTAAAGATTAAACAGCTTGGAATCAATAAGCACTATGATAACAATCCTGATGTGATTAAGAAAGTAAATGAGCTAACAACTGCAGAGGGAAAATTAGTGAGCTATGAATGATAACAAGTATAACTTTTTGAGGGCGCAAGTAAAGATGTTTAATCCTACTTGGACTAATGAGCAGATAGATAAAGAATGTGAAAGAATATTAAATGAGGGAGAGGGTGGAGAAGATGAGAGCTGCCTTTATTGCGGATCATAACTGTTAAATATCAATAATCAATTATACAAATAACCGAATTATGCAATGTAATATAACATTTGACCTTGACTCACCTGAAGATAGAGCGCATCATCTTAGATGTACTAAAGCATTAGATTTAACTCTTTGCTTGAATGAGTTTAACAATCAGCTATTATCTCAGCTTAAATATGATGAGCTATCAGGTAAAGAAAAGATAATACTGTCTAATGTTAAAGAACTATTGCAAGAGACATTAGAAGAGTATGGTATTAATTTAGAAGAACTTTGCAGATGATATTAATACCAGCACAGCTTGAATCAGTAGGCACAAGGAAAGATAAGACTCTTAAACTTACCTTTGGAACTAATGAGCTTACACCTTCTCAGGCAGCTGAGCTATTTGGCACAGCCAATCAGTTCGGTTATCTTGCATTTAAAGATGAGAGCTTTAGACGTGAGGAGCTGGATGCAGTAGAAAGCTTGAAATCAGAGTTAGAAGATACACTTAAGAAACCATCACAAAGATTAAGGAACACAATGTTTAGAGTTTATGAGGTTGATAGTGAGGGATTTACTACCTTTGCTAAATACTATGACTCGAAGATGGAGCAGTTAATAACACACTTTAAGAATAAGTTAGCGTAATGGAGGAGCAGGGACAAAATGTTACTATTAAAAAAGATGCTATGTTACAGGCCCTAACTAACACACTGGGTAACGTAACTGAGGCATCTGAAAAGATAGGCATTACACGTAAGACTCACTATGAATGGCTTAAAGATGATGCTGAGTATTCAGCTGCTGTAGCATCACTTAAGAATGTAGCTTTAGACTTTGCAGAGTCGCAGCTTAAGAAGCTGATGGAGGGAGCAGAGAGGCAAGCATTAACTCACGATGGAGAGATAGTAACTATTAAAGATGCACCTAACACAAGTGCTATAATCTTTTACTTAAAGACTCAAGGTAAGGGCAGAGGTTACATAGAACGCTCCGAGCTGAGCACTGAGATAAAGAGCATTAACATAACCATAGACGGTACAAATATTTAAGCTATGACACCAGAATATAAAGCTCAAGAACTATTTAATAAGTATTGGAAATATCTAAGGGCTAATTTACTTTATGATGAAGAAGCTAAAGAAGACGCAAAACAATGCGCTCTAATTGCAGTAGATGAGATAGTATACGCTTTACCAATCTTAAGGCCTACGCAAGATGCTGTAAATTATTTAGAAAATTATTCTGCTATACAAACTCAATTAGATAATCTAAGTTATTATTGGCATGAAGTTAAAAAAGAAATAGAAAACCTATGAGCGACAAGATAATAAGCACTAAGTACAGTGATCAGACATTAGGCAAGTATGTAGATTTCCTTAATGCCGGAACGGATAGCGTTTCACAGATTCAGGCAATAACAGGATTAAAGAGAGATGACATCAGGAAGATAGATATGGCTACTGTTGAAAAGATAGTAGCAGCTTACTATAATGGCCTGCGTAATGATGAGAAAGTATTTAAGCAGTTTATAGATATTGATGGTGTGAAGTTCGGCTTTCATCCTAATCTTAAGAGCATGACATTTGGAGAGTGGTTAGACCTATCTGAGTTTAGCAAGAACTTCCCCCATCAGCTACCCGAACTAATGTGCATTCTTTACAGGCCTGTAACGGCAGAGATTAATCTGCAGTACAAGATAGAGGAGTATGATAGTGATGTGCACCTTAAGTATGTGCCTCAGATGCGGAAGCTTAACTTAGCTAATGTAAATGCTGCGCTGCTTTTTTTTTCGACACTCAGAAACGATTTAGTGAACAGTACACCCGAATATTTAGAGAAGGAGCTGGAGACGCTGAAGAGGGAGATAAAGCAACTAGCCGAAGAGGTGAAACATTAGCAAGCGTGTATCAGTGGTGGCACGTAATAGAAGAGATGGCAGAGAGAGATGTAACTAAGTTTGATGCCATAACTAACACGCGAGCTACTACCATCTTTACCCATTTAACCTATGCCATGGATTACGCTAACAGCATGCAACAAAAGCTTACTTAAATTCCACTATAAGATATGAGCACAATCAATTACACTTATAACGTTATTGTAGATAGGTTTAGACAATTCGCAGCAGGGCACTTTCAGCTGCGTAGGTTTACGCATGGAGAGATAAGCCAAGCTGATTTAGAGAAAGAAGCTGAGTGGCCATGGATGCACGTTAAGCCTCGTGCTATTAACTACGCGCCAGGTACAAGAGCTTTCAGCTTTGAGATATTTATCTCTGATCTGCCAAGAGATAAGGAAGATAAAACAGGCTATCAGGCAGAGAGCATTACTGACTGCTCACTTATCTTTCAGGATTTAATTAATGAGATTCACTTAGGGCACATGTTTGGTGATGATGTAGTGCTTACTCGCCCTGTCAACTCAGAGCCATTTGTAGAACAGTACACTCACACCTTAACTGGAGTTACCGGAACAATAGAGCTAAGCTTAGATTACGATTGGAGCGCATGCAGCATTCCTGCGAGCTGGAACTATAATACTCCTACTAACTCGCCTAATGATGGATTTGGCGCATTACAATTTATTGAGAGTTTAGATCAGAACGGGGTATTTGTTAGCTTGCTGAATGACTTAGAAGCACCGGGTAACTCTTATTACTATGGTACGGATGGAGCAGGAATAAAAGGGTGGTATGCCATAGTAGATAACATAGGGCTCACGTGTGAAACCTTACCTGATTGCGGTACTATCATTAGCATAGTAGCTGATATAGCAGCTCTGCAGACTGATGTAGCTTTAAAAGCTAATACTGCTGATTTAGGAGCTACAGCATTTAGCAATAGCTATAATGACTTAGATAACTTACCTACTATACCAGCAGCGCAGGTTAACTCAGATTGGAATGCAGTTAGCGGAGTAAGTGAGATTTTTAACAAGCCAACTATTCCTGCTGCTCAAGTCAATTCAGATTGGAACGCAACGAGCGGAGTGGCTGAGATTCTTAACAAGCCAACAATTCCAACAACGCTTCCGCCAAATGGCGCAGCAGGTGGAGACTTGACAGGCACTTATCCTAATCCAACAGTACACAGAGTTCATGGAGTAGACTTTCAAAGCGGTACGCCTGCGGTAGATGACACATGGATATACGTTAGCACCCCATTCGGTCCACAGCCTTTCCAATGGCAGCACAGCAAGTTAAAAACTTCTCAAGTTCAGAATGATAGCACCGTTACAGGAACGAATGCAGACGATGCGCTTGAGCATTTAGATAGCAGCAAAGTTCCAACAACTCGCACAATAAGTACGACAGCACCTTTAAGCGGTGGCGGTGATTTGTCAGCCAATAGAACGCTATCTATTACACAGGCTACAACGAGTGTAAGCGGTTATCTTAGCTCAACAGATTGGACTACATTTAACGGCAAGTTCACGCTACCTTCTTTAACAAGCGGAAGCGTTCTATTTAGCAATGGAACAACCATAGCGCAGAATAACGCTAACTTCTTTTGGGACAATACTAATTCAAGGTTGGGTATTGGTACGGCTTCGCCTATTGCACCTCTTGTAGTTCAATCTAATTCTGGAGCGTTGGGAATCAGTATAAGACAACGTACAGGAAATGACTTTGCAAATTTGTTATTTACTAATCTTTCAGACACTACTTTAGGCGGTGTTGGATATGTAAGCACAAGCCGAATGAGGTTTATGACAGGTGGTTTAGGAGATGCGTTTGAAAGATTATCTGTTTTTCAGTCTACTGGTAACGTAGGAATCGGCACAACAACAGACGCAGGTTTCAAGCTCGATGTGAATGGAACGGCTCGCTTTAAAGGAGCAAGTAATGTAGGTACAACAACTGCATTAACTGTTATCAATAGCGACTCAACAACTCTTTTGCAAGTTCAAGATAATGGCTATATCAGAGTAGGTAGCCAAGCAACAAGTGCCTTTCGTATCTACGCAACTGACGCTTCAGGAGATTCAGAACCTTCGGGGTTGCATTTGGTGCTTAATTCGCGAGTAGTGGCGCAATCGCAAGCGTTCAATGTGGGTATGGTTATGGTAAACGGAATTAACGGAACAGCTACAACAGGAACGCAGAATGTATTTCTAATTTCAAAAGGATTTGCACCAACAAGTGGAACGGCTACTTTTGCAGCATCTTCTATTATACCTACAATAAACCAAACAGGAACAGCAACAGGAATAACAAGAGGTCTACATATTAATCCAACGCTAACGGCGGTTGCTGATTTCAGAGCAATTGAAGTAGCGAGTGGTATTACAATTTTAGGAGCAGCGACAACGGCAAAAGCATCTTTAAGAATACCGAGCGGAACAGCACCGACCTCACCTGTGAACGGAGATATTTGGTTTGATGGAACTAACATAAAAATGCAAATAGGCGGAGTAACAAAAACATTCACTTTAATATAATTTATACAATGGCTAAAATACAACCCGTTATCTTTCCTTTAAACGCAGGAACAGCAACAGAGATGAGCGTACTCATTCTCAACTTCGAAACAAGTGCGATAACTTGCACAACTTACTATGAACTAAAAACCGATGAGGGTAAAGTTTTAAGCAACGGAAACTACACGCTAACTGAATCAGAGTTCGCAGCTTGGGGAACAAACAACGAGTACGTTGCAGAATGCGTAGCGAACGCAATAGGAGTAACAATAATTAAAGAATAATATGCAACTTACAGAGGAACACTTAAAGCAGTTAGACGCTTTCATTCAAGAGATGCCTGTGAAATTTGGCTTACCATTGATTCAGTTTTTCAACAAGATAAAAGAGGAAGCAGATAAAGAATGAGCATACTTGCTGAGCTGTTTGAACAGGGAGCACTATACGATGTGCTCTTAGATTTCGGGGAATCCGTTACTGAGAGCGCACGCTCAAACATTCGCATCCAGCAGACAAGGTATGGAAAGAAGCGCAAGGCTAACACTACAGGTACGCTAGCAGCTTCGCTCTATTATGATATTGATGTAAGAGGTGCGCTGCCATCTATTGGCTTTGATTCATCAGCTGACTACGCTAAGTGGGTAGAGTATGGAAGGCAGGGTAAAGAGAGCAATTACAAAGGAATAGATACAAGATTTGCAGCAGGAGCAGCCAAGCCTCCGGTAGATGCTATACTTACTTGGATGAATCTAAAGAAGATTAAGCTACGCACTACAGGAGAGACTGGCAAGATGACTAAGTTCGCTAAATCAGCAGTTAACAAAGATGCAGATCAAAGACTAAGAGTAGCTAATGCAATGGCTAAGAGCATAGAGAAGAAAGGTATTGCACCGCTCTACTATTTTAGAGATGCCTACTTAGAGTGGCTACCTGATTACGCTCCACAGCTAAATGGTGCTATGAGTGATGCTGTGAATATCTACATCTTAGGCCAAACAAGAAAACTAACTAACATTAAACCAGGTTAAATCATGGCAATTACAATACAACAGCAGCCCTATATCTTTACAGCTCTAAAGCAGAAGCTTATAGTAGTGGCTACATCTACCAACGTAGGGCAGCCTGGCTTTAGATATGTGATAACAGTAAGCAATGGCACTACTACAAATATCTTTTACGTGCAGCCTAATCTTAGTGGCGCACTTGTATTTGACCTTAATCCGGTAGTAAGTTCTGCAATGGATTTAGGAGTAAATAGCACTGATGCAGTGCCATCTCTATTCGCATCCACAACAGTACAAGATGCTGCTACATCGCGTAATATTTTGGGCATTAGCACAATTATTCAGGAAGGCTATGAGGTGCTTGGCTTATTTGAGGTGCAGCCTACTGAATATTACTTAGATGGCAGCGCATTAATCAATGCAGCTTTTCAAATTAGCGATGGCTTTAATCCTAATCCATCTAATTACTTTGCTTTGTCAGGTGATGGTAGTCGCATCATGAGTGATTTATACCGAAGCACCTATGCAATGGATGACTTACTAAGCCAATATTCACTAGGTGTTAAGACGATAGGCATAACAAGCTTTAGTGATGACTATGGAGTGCTTACTCTTCCTGCAGATGATGGCTCAAATTTAACGGGCAATGCAATAGATGATGTGCAGATAATACAATTTAATGAAGCAGGTGCACCTATTCAGACCGACACATTAGCTTGTATTATTGCAGCAGGCACTATTAACCATCTTCCTCTTCTACCGGGTAACATAGATGATGCATTCGGATTAGATGCAGATTGGCATCACTACTTAATTAACTTTTTAAATAGCGGAGCTGCACCATGTGCAACACCTATAGCTGTATTCAAAGCAGCAGATGAATGCAGATTTGATAAGATAAGATTAGGCTGGACCAATAGCAGAGGTGGATGGGACTATTTCAATTTTACTAAACGCTCTGAGGAAAATT